ATTAAGGGGAAGTTAGAGGTTGAAGCGCAAGACCTAAACTTCTTAGCGAAAGGCGCACGACTACCTATTTAATATGAGCAGTGATGATATTATGTCTGGATTTGATTGTTACAAAACGTACTTAGCAGTACAGCAACACTTCACCCGTGATTCATATGATTACTTTAAATACAATGGCCAAGTAAGAGCCAATGAATCATCCTACCAAGTCCGCAAGGATAAGTATTTCTTCGAGAAAGCATCAAAGAAATTTAAACGTGAGGACTTTGTAAAGTTCTTAGTGGCTAATTACAGTGCTGGTCAAAAGCAATGGATAGGCAATCTACTCAGCTCAGACAATGAGACTGTGATGAAGAAATGGAAAACAAGGATCGAATCTCTTTCCTACAGCTTCTCCGAAGATATGGATTATCTTTATAATGTAGAAGAAACGTTTGACGAATTGTTCACAATGAAAGACGGTTCACATCCTATACTCTACAGACACTTTGCTCGAAATAAGATTAGCCTTGAAACCTTGGTTCTATTAGACCAGTTACTCGGCTATACAAATAGATGGAAGAAGTATGATGACATTGTCTTGAATGAGACAGTTACGCTCATCAGGAAATACTCTCCGTTTATAAGAGAATTTTCACCAATAGACAGAAGCAAGTTGAAGTCTATTGTGCTGAAAATATATTAGTTTGTTTCTTATAAATAAACTAGTAATTGGGGTTGACATTATCCCTTTTATATTATATAATGTTAGCTTATCATGAAGATGATTCGCTTTGGATAAAACGTAATAAAAACATACATCGTAAATACAGGAATAAAATATATGGCTAGTTCATTTGCAACACTCAAGAAATCCCGCACCAATTCGCTTGATAAACTAATCAACGAATCTACCAAACTTAATAGTAACTCCCAAGGAAAGAAAGGCGACGATCGTTTCTGGAAACCAGATGTCGATAAAGCTGGTAATGGTTACGCTGTTATTCGCTTCTTGCCTGAGCCAAAAGGTGAAGATTTACCATGGGTTCGTATCTTTGATCACGGCTTCCAAGGTACTGGCGGTTGGTATATCGAGAACTCTTTGACTACTATCGGTGAAAAAGATCCAATCGGTGAGTTCAACTCGCAGCTTTGGAACAACGGCACTGATGCTGGTAAAGATCAAGCTCGTAAACAAAAGCGTCGACTGTCTTACACAGCCAATATCATGGTTGTTAAGGATCCGTCAAACCCATCAAACGAAGGAAAAGTATTCCTCTATAAGTTTGGTAAGAAAATCTTTGATAAGCTGAACGAAGCAATGAATCCAGCATTCGAAGATGAGCAAGCAATCAACCCATTCGACTTCTGGGAAGGCGCTAACTTTAAACTGAAGATCCGTCAGGTTGAAGGATATCGCAACTATGATAAGTCTGAGTTTGATTCGCCTAGCGAATTACAAGACGGTGATGATGATGCTCTTGAGAAAGTGTATGAGGGTTTATACTCTTTGAATGACTTCCTTGATAAGAAGAACTTCAAGTCTTATGCTGAGTTAGAAGCGAAGATGAAGCGTGTGTTAGGTCTTACTGGATCACCTGCTCCTACAGCAAGTGCTATGGATGACCAAGCATATCAATCGTCGGCTAAAGCTGAACCAGTAGCTGAATCTTATTCTGCTCCTGCGGCTGCTCCTAAAGCTGCTCCAGTAGCTGAAGCTGAGGAAGATGATTCATTATCTTTCTTTGAGAAGTTGGCTGAAGAAGACTAGAAACTCGATTAGAGTTTTAGGAAAGGAGGGAGACATTAATTTGTCTCCCTTTTTTTCACCTAGCTGTATTGTCTATTTCTACGACCACTTCGACCACGGGCTTTGTTTGGATTAGCAGTGGCTGGAATCGAAACAGTCTGATTCATACTCTGTGAAGTGTTATTAACATTAGCCGTTTGTGGTGCGACTACAGTAATGACGTTCGCAGCTCCCGCAGCAGATTGCGATCTAGCATTAACCTCAGCGCCGTCAGATGCATCTGCCCCATTGAACTTTAATAATTCGTCTAAATTTAGGCTGTCGGCATCTTTCTCTTCTTGGGAATTTCTCCCACGGTTCATCTTACGTCTTCGTATGTCAGCTACTCGTGAACTCTCTTTGTTACTCGGAGCTTCTTCCTCATCACCACCAAAGCCGAATAATTTCTTAATTCCACTTATGCCTGAAGAGATAAGATTCCCGAAGAAGTTTTTGATATAACTAATAAATTCTTGAACCTTATCGCCAATACCTTGCCATATTTCAGAGAAAGAAAAGTTATCTAGTGCTTCAGAGATTCCAGCGAATCCTAGTTTCTCGGCAACCCAACTGACCAAATCTTTAATTAGATCAAGAACCTTCATAACAAGACCGTCAATGATGCCAAAGAACGCACCGCTTATTCCGCCTATGATACCATTGGCTTTGAATCCTTCTATGAATCCCATAACACCATCAAATGCTGACATAAGGACTGTTATAGGAAAGAACACTTTGCCAATAACTCGACCAATCGAACTGGCGATCTTTAGTACAGGCTTCATTGCTTCACCAATGCCGCCCAAGAATTTGCCTATCCTACCAACACCACTAAACGCAGTTTTGACCTTTGATCCAATGCTCTTGAAGAATTCTACAACAGGTGTCAAAAACGTCTTGACCTTATTGATGCCTTTACCAATCGTACCAAAGAACCCAAGTTTACCGAACTGTCCTGTTGCTGTTCTGAATACCTTTAATCCATTCAACCCAGCTTTGAATGCTTTGGACGCATTCTTTAATGGCGTTGATAATCTCTTGAAGAATGCCGCAGTGTTTGTGGTGAAGTTTGAAATTGCCTTAGCCGCTGCTTCCATCTTTTTAGGGGCTATAGCATTACCAATTTTAACGAACGTTCTTCCTAACGCTTGGAGAGGCTTGACAATGGCAATTCGAGTGAATAGTTTAGCTGTTCTTGCTAATTGCTTTAGTGAATGCGTTAAACCGCTGAGCATACCCGCAGCCAAAGCAATAGGCGCTAAGAGTAAACCAAGACCAAGACCAATGCCTTTACTAGCCTTTTCTGCGGCTACATCAAGAAGATCACCAAATCCCTCAATCAAAGCCTTTTCCATTGATGACAAGTTATCACGGATATCTTCAAATATCCCTGCTGTTACTTCGTCGCGTCTGCCTTGCTCTCTCGCATTCTCAATACCTGCTAGATTGTTGCCTGACAATCCTCTAGCCATACGCTGTAGGAATGTTGTGGCTTCTTCAGAACTTGCTTGTTGTTCTTCATTAGATTGTATCAGGTCGTTAAAGTTTTCTTGTAGCGTGCCGATCAACAAATCGCCGTTTGCATTGACCTCCTCATTCTGCGCAGCCAACTCAGCTTGGTTAGCCCTAAATGCGGCTAACATCTCAGCTAGTTCTTCCTCACTAGAACCTGCGGCAATGGCTTCTCTAGCCAAACGCATTTCATTTAATAGAGATATATTATTAGCACCAAGAGTTTCTTCAAGACTTGCGGCTTCTTCCCCATCATTCTGTAAGAGCATTTGCCCTACATCATTGAAACTTGTGCTGATCCCTTCAAGATTGATCCCATACTCTGCAGCATTGGCTCTGAATGATTCAGCAACTTGTTCTTGCGAGTCTGTGAGTTCTTTCTGTGACTTTAATAGAAGAAGTTCTTCGCGGGTGATACCGATCTTAGAGGCTAGTTGTTCCTCTTCACGTTTCTGTATCCTTGCTTGTCCAAAACTAGTCTTATCAAATGACTCTTTAATAGACTTAAATGGATTTTTAAATTTCTTATCTCTTTTGGCAAACTGATTAAGCGCCATACTAGCGGCACTCAACTCACCAATACCAGAACTGAAGTTTCTAACCTGATCAGAGAATGCTTGAGATTGTTCAGCAGCACGTCTATTCGCATCAATAGACGTTTGCATCGCTTCAGTTACAATTGGTGGGAGTGCCATTTTCTATTCCTATTTCTTTTTCATTGCTTGTGATGTAAAGAACGCCGCAACGATACCAGCAACAGCAACAAAGTATGTTGGTGCCATACTACCCAGAGTCTTCTGTGCTTCGTCTAAGCCTGCTAGTGAGGCGAGTACAACAGCGAATGGGTATAACAATAATCCGCCCAATGCGAACCATGTCATGTTGCGTTGAGCATCACGCATAGCATCTTGATCTTCAAGCTCTTTGCGTTTAAACTCAAGGTACATTGCTTCTTCTTCAGCAGTAACCTTACCATCGCCGTTTGTATCGGCTGGATGGAATACCTTTTCTTCCGACATTATAACCCCTATTTTTGATTCTTTTGTTGTTCTTCTAATTCATCGAGATGATGTTTCAATAAAGTAACATAGATATCTCGTTCAAATGGTATCATATTGTCGAGTTCACTCAAGCTATACTTATGATGCTGCATCATTGCAAAGTTCAACTGGTACATATTTGCTAATGAGTCATGCACCATGCTTACATAAAAAAACTTTGCATACCCTCCAGAACCAAGCTATCTTTCTCGCCACATTCAGGACATGTCCATTCAATAGTGTGAGACAGCTTTGGTGCTGCTTGGAAAAAATCTGTAATCATTTTAAACTGTGCTGTGTCTAATTGTTCTAGCCACTTAGACATCTCGTCTCTGGTGAA